TGGAACTCCAGAAAATGCAAACGGATATAATAATTGCAGAAGCGAAAGGTAATTGGCTACAAAGATCTTGGAGACCGATCCTTATGTTAGCGTTTGGCTTTATTGTGATCTACGTTAAATTTCTAGCACCATTATTTGACTTGAAAATACCAGAGTTAGAAAACGAGTTTTGGAATTTACTTCAGTTAGGTATAGGTGGATATGTGATAGGAAGAACAGGAGAAAAAATGATGCAATCTTATACGCAAAAAAAATCTTAGCAGAAATTTGCTTTTTTAATAAATAATCTTATTTTTTACTATGGTATAATAGTAACTATGGTACGATAGTACTATTGTACGTAAGTACTATTATACGTATAACTATTATACTAGACGTATTTTAAAGCGATTTAAGAGTACTTTGTATATTTACATAACACAATACACTACATATGCCGAGAAAAGCCAGTAGAAAAGGTCTAATTAAGAAACTAGATGCTATATTCAGCGAGTATATACGTCTAAGAACTGCAAACGCTAATGGTTTTGTAGAATGTGTGACGTGTGGAAAACAAGATTACTGGCGATCTATGGATTGTGGTCACTTTATATCCAGAAAATTTATGAGTACTAGGTGGCACGAAGATAATTGCCAAGTGCAGTGTAAAAGTTGCAACGTATTTCGCTACGGAGAACAATACAAATATAGTTTGTGGTTAGGTGCGAAAAAATCGGATCATTTATATAAACTATCTAAGCAGACATTAAAATTGTTTGACTATGACATACAGGATATGATCGAAATTTACAAGGAAAAGGTTGCAGAACTAAAAAAAGGTGTATCTTTACGTTAACTTTGTTGTGTTGATCATTCACAGCACTTGTTTTTTTTGTTTATACGAAAGCCATTCTTTTACAGGGTGGCTTTTTTTATTAACATTTTTTTATTATCTTTATCCGTATAAAAAGAAATAAGTATGAATGATTATTTACGTGCTAGAGTTGATGCACTGCAACAAGAAGTTGACAAACTCACAGGTAAAGTAGAATTTCTGGAAGCACAATTAGAGGTGGCAAGGGAAGTAATGTTTAACAAACAAAAACAATTCTAATGATTAAAGACAAAGTAATTAAAATCAAAGAAGACGGAGAATACAACGGACGTCCCAAATGGAAGGTACAAACCCAGAAAAATGGGGAGTATACTTTTTTTACGCATTTCGATGCAAAACAAGGAGATACTATTGAGTTCAATGTGAACAATGAAAAGTACAAAACTGCTAAATTACTGCAGGTAGTGTCCGATACGTTTAAGTACGATACGGCACAATCAATATTACGTCAAGTTGCTTTTAAAGGTGCTATTCAATTAGCAGAAAAAGATATTTTAGAAGTAGACGACATTGAGCATTACACAAACCAATTCCATAAATTATTAAACGCACCAGTAAAATGAAAGATCAAAAAAACAATTTCGTAAATAGTATAAATGTAAAATCTAGTCAGTTAGATTTTGTAGTATGTCAAATGAATATAAAAGTTGCTGAATTACAGGAGTTTCTTAGAAGCAAGGAAGATTTTGCAAAAGACAATAATGGTTTTATAACTATTGACGTTCTTCGTGCAAAAAAAGATCGTAATAAGATCTATTGCAAGTTCAGTGAGTGGAAGCCACAGAAACAAGTGACTTCACAAGAGCATATGCCAGACCGAGACACTGCAGATGTTCCATTCTAACCGAAAGGGGGGGTTTTTTACCCCCTTTTTTTATACCTTTAAACAAAAAAATAAACGATGATCATAAACACAGATAAGACGTTCAGCTATTTAACTGACGTTAGAAACGGCAAAGTAAAAGAAGGAATAAAACTTGAAGTACCAGAAATAGATCAGTATCTAAGGTACAAGCCAAGTAACTTTAATGTTATACTAGGTCACGCAAATGTTGGTAAAACAACAGTGATCCTTTACTTAATGTTATGCTATACGCAGAAACATAATTTAAAGTGGCTAGTGTTCAGTAGTGAGAACGAAGCACATAGTATAATAAGAAAGTTAATAGAATTTTTAGAGCAAAAGCCAATTAATAAAATAGACAATGAAACATTTAAGAAACATTTTAATTACGTTGTTAGCCATTTTAAGGTGGTTAGTAATGATACCCTTCATACCTATCGTACTCTTTTGGAGTTTGCTAGGTCATTTAAAAAAGATTTTGACTATCAAGGACTCTTAATTGATCCTTATAATAGTTTAACAAAAGACGACGAAATGCTGAAGAAATTAGGGGGACACGAATACGACTATCAAGCGACTACGGAAATGAGAATGTTTGCTAAAAAATACGGAATTAGTATCTGGCTAAACACCCACGCAAACACACAGGCGTTAAGGTTTAAGCACCCAATAGGTCACGAATACGTAGGACACCCAATACCTCCACTAGCGTCAGACGTAGAAGGTGGTGGAAAGTTTGTTAACAGGGCAGATGACTTTATAGTGATCCATAGATACGTACAGCACCCAAACGAGTGGATGTTTTCACATATTCACGTAAGAAAAGTAAAGGAAGTAGAGACAGGTGGGCGACCAACTCCGATTGATGCACCCATACGCTTGAAATCAATAGTAAATAACGTCGGTTTTACTGTTGGCAATACTTCTATATTAAAAACTGACTTAACAAACCCTAAAAACGTTCCATTTTGAAAACTAAAAGAACAGCACAAGCAGCACAGATCAAAAGAATTGAAAAAGCAATAGGAGAATTGTACGCTGTATTTCAAATTCTGGCAAAGAAAATCGAAGTTCTAGAGCAGGATAAAATACAAAGACAGGTAGATAATAAAACAACGGAAGAAGATGCCTAACGGCTTACATATTGAAATAGTTTGGATCAGAGGAATACTATTAGGTTTCCTGTATAGTAATTATGCAGAGGATGATCCGTATGAAATGATCATTAAACACGAATTATTATTCTGTGTATATATAGTAGGTATAAAAATAACTTGGTGGTAAACATATTGGAGAAGTTAGCGAAGAAACACAATGACTGGGTACGAATAGTCCAGAGTTTTGGTTGCGACTTAATGTCAAGTGAAGATTTAGTCCAAGATATGTATATAAGAATACACGAGTATTCGCAGAAAAACGATAATTCAATTTTATATAATGATCAAGAAGTAAATTATTATTTTGTGTATAAAGTGCTAAGGTCAATTTGGCTTAATACACTAACTGAAAAAAATAAGTATGTCGATAGTGATATATCGAAACACGAAAAAACTACAAAGGAAGAAATAAACGCTAAGGAATTAGCAGATCTTATTGAACACAAGTTAAGTAGTTTATACTGGTATGATCGTAAGATCTTTGAACTGGTATATAAAGACGGCATCAGTATGTTACAAATTAGTAACAAAACTGGTATCGATTATTGTAGTATAAAAAGAACAATTAGAAAAGTTAAAAAAATATTGAAATGAAAAAACACAATGCAATAGAAAGTCCAATTTTTCACGCCTTCAGAAAACGAGAAGTGAAAATAAACAAAGCAATTAAACTACTAAAACAAAACGAGTACGTGATATATAAAAAGCCAAAGAAATGAATATAGCTGTTTTACACCCCTGTCCTGTTTGCATAAGTATAGCAGTGATCACTTACATAATCTATAAAAGAAAAAAGAAATGAAGTTAGGGGATCTTGTATATACAATTACTAAGTACACAGGTATACGTTGGGTAGTAAAAACACTAAGTAAAATATTTGGTTTTGATTGTGGTTGTGATCAACGCAGAGAGGATTGGAATAACATAACATTCAATAGAAATGGAAGAAGCAGACAAGAAGAAGTGGAGTAAATTTAGATCCCAGACATCAAGCCGAGTAAGTAAACAAGAAGTACGTATGATTGCTGAATTTCACGCTAAGTACTTTAATCATAAATTAAAAATACCTTGCAGTTGCAGTCCCAGACAGGTACAGGGATATATCGACGATCTAAACAAGGTGTATGAAAATTGAAAGTATACATAGATTAGAAAAGGCAGTAATACTTTTTTTAAATACATTCGACGACTGGCAGTTAGAACATACAGGATCTGACTTTGATCCGTATGATGCTAAAGGTATAACGCCAAAGGGTAGAAAATGCGTAATCGAAATGAAGTTTCGTAAAACGTATTATGACACTAAAATGCTAGAAGTAGCCAAGTACAAACGTTTAATGTCACTTCCAGATGATGTAGTTAAGATATATTTTGTAGCAGATCCAAAAGGAAGTTATTTTTTTTGGTTAGACGGAATAGACAAACTAAAATCAGTTAAAAAATTCTGTCCTAAAACTACGTTATGGGGATCTAAAAAACAGAAAAAGGAAGTATACTTATTGAGTGAAGATCTTGCTAGTTACATCACTAGGGCAAGTACAGATTAAAATAATAGGTTGATAATTAGTTTATAACATTATTTTTTATTAAGTTTGACATATAAACGAAAAAAACATTTATTATGTCACAAAAAACCTTGTTAATGCAATTATCTACTAAGCATCACAAGATCTTAGAGTTAGAAGTAAAAAACGACTATCCTTTTATGTATCAATTAATCTGTAAATACTTACACGAAAACTATTGGTATATAGATTTAACGTATTCTGAAATGTCATATCTTATTAGGTTTATCGATAATAAAATTCCTATGGATCAAACGTATAAATTCTTTGAGAATGAATAGGTTTATCGAAAACCAAAACGATCTGTTGTTTTTCACTGATCTACATTTATGTTGTGATCTAGTAAACAAGTGGATAAAACAGAAGCCAGATAATAAAGAATTAATTGCTATGTCAAAGGCATTAGTAGGTATTACGTTCTATACAAACAAACTGCATTTAGATAGGTATAGTTATGATCAACTAATCAGTATGTATCGTCAAGACAAATGTCGTGCAATAGAACGTGCTAGATCTTCAGAACAAAAAGTAGAACAATTAGAACAGAAAATAAAACTAAGTAAGTATGAATTATGACGATTGGTTAGTTCAGCAAGAACACGATTTTAGAGGGTGGAATGATCCAGAACACGAATGTATGCATTGTGGCACTCCAGTAGAGAAAAAAGGTAGCTATTGTAGTATGAATTGCTTTGACGCAGATATGTTATGAAAACAGGAACAGTATATTATCCACACTTAATAAACGAACAGGCATTGTATGTAGGTGGACTTCGAGACATTACAAACGCATATATGAATGAGTTAGCACCTAAATATAAACGTGGCAATTTACAGGTAGATCAATTAGGTTGCAAATGTGAACTTATTGCTCAATTTCATTTCTGGAATAAAGGAATACCATACAAAGCAGATGAAATGCTAGGTGGCAGGGCAATCCAAAATTACGATATCGAAGCGTTAGGGTATAAAATAGACGTGAAAGGTATATGGTCTTACCAGAACGAATTACGTGTAAATTACGACGCACACAATAAGGATAAAAACGTATCACACTATATGTTTATTCAGCCAGTTTCTGAAAAGTTAGATAATAAAAAAGCAAATTGGTGGATATGCAGAAAAAAAGACGTTGACGAATGGGTAGTAAAAGAACTGAAATTCAGCAAAGCATATACACTGGCATTATGAAACATCAAGGAAAATCAAAAGAACAATTAAAGGGTAGTTACATTATGGTAGCAATATCCGTAGTTGGGATCATTGTATCAATATTAATAGCACATATCATAAAATGAAAATAGAATTACTAGACAAAAAGAAGTACAGCAAGAAAAAACTACTGGATAAAATGTATGACGATAATTTCTATTATGGGGAGTTGTCAAAATCAGCACTTTCATCTTCAGCAATCAAGTTGCTATTGAGTAGTCCAAAGAAATATTACTATGTAACAAAATACGGAGAGAATTTAGACACGCAAGGAATTAGAGACGGCAGGTTGCTTCACACGTTAATTCTAGAGCCAGACAAATTTGAGCAATTTCACTTTGTAGACGTAGCTAGTAAAAACACCAAAGCATATAAAGAAGCCAAGTTAGAATACGGAACAGTATACACCAGAACAGAAAAACAACAGGCAGAAAAATTAGCTGACGTTTTACTTAGAAACGATCAAGCAGTTTCATTATTCAAAGACAGCGAATTTGAAGTACCTGCAATCGGTATGATCAATGGACTTCCGTTCAGAGGTAAAGCAGATATATTGTCAGATAATTTAATTTGTGATTTAAAAACTACAACCGATCTTAACGCATTTAAGTACGCAAGTTTACGCTATGGATATGACGTACAAATGTATATCTATTGTCAGTTGTTTGACAAAATGTATTATGACTTCAAATTTCTTGTTATTGATAAAGGCAGTTGTGATATAGGTATTTTTGACTGCAGTGAAGAATTTTACCAACAGGGAAAAAACAAAGTCGAGTATGCTGTTCAAAGATACAATGAATACTTTGCAGGTAAGGACTGGAATACAACAGAAATAGCAGAGGAATTAGATAATTACGTAATCAAGGATATATTATGAATTTAGCACAAAAAAGAATAGCTGAAAGCGTGTGCAAAGTAACTGGGGTTGATGTATTTGAAAACTCCAGAAAACGTGAAGTAGTCGAAGCACGTGCTATGTTAAATCACATATATAGGCGAGTGTGTGGTTTAACGTACTACGCAATAAAAAGAATATATCAAGGTAAAGGCAAATCAATGCACCACGCAACAATATTACACTCCGTAAGAAATTACGATATGTATGAGAAATACAATCCGTCACTTCTGGAAATGAGAATGTTAGTTTTAGCTAGTGATCGATCAACAGCAACAGATCCTTTACGTAAAGAATTTATAAGGGAGAACATTAAACATATGAATAGTGAAATAGTAGAAAACGTTTATGAAATTATTTATGAAAATTATATATGAAAGTAGAAAATAGAAATGTAGCAGAGTTGCAAGGCAACCCACTCAATCCAAGAACAATCAAATCACAAAGGTTTAGTAAATTAGTTAGAAGTATTAAGGACTTTCCAGAAATGTTACAAACACGTCCCATTGTAGTTGACGAAAACAATATGGTGCTAGGTGGTAATATGCGTCTAAAAGCGTGTAGGCAATTAGGAATGACTGAAGTACCAGTAGTGGTAGCTAAAGGTTGGAATACTGAACAGAAGTCAGAGTTTATAATTAAAGACAATAATTCTTTTGGGGACTGGGACGTTGATCTTTTGGCTAATCAATACGAAAAAGAGTTTCTTTTGAAAATGGGTATGGAAGAAAAAGAGTTAGGTTTCTTTATGGATCAGTTTGAAGAAGAATTTTATAAAGTTGACGATACAAACGCAGAACTGCCTATCGTTCCAAAATTCAGTGAAGGGTACACTGCTGTTATGATCTTCTGTGATAATGAAATGGATCAAAACTGGCTAAGAAACGTACTCAAATTAAAAAAGGCACGTGACTACAAAACAGAACGGATCAAAGAAACAAGCGTTATAACAGTTAAAGAATTTCAGAAGTTATGGAAAGACAGATAGTAAGGATAGTAACGCCAAGCAAAGGTAGAGCAGAAAATGTGATCACTAAAAAACTTATTGAAGATCTTATTTTAGTAGTGCCAAAAAAAGAGGTAGAGGAATACGAAAAACATAACCCAGAGTGTACAGTTATTGCAGAGCCAGATCACGTTAAAGGTATAACAGGTAGTAGGCAATTCATCTTAGAGGAATTTGAAAACGTATTTATGATCGACGATGACATTACGAGTGTACGTATGAATTGGATTGAAGAAGGAGAAGAATATCTAGTTACCGATCCAGATGAGGTACGTGATATAATACAAAGGGCAGCAGATATGGCACAAGATCTAAACGCTAAGATGTTTGGCTTTGTAAATTTGAGACAGCCACTACATTATATAAGTCACACCCCATTCGGTTTTACAGGATATCTTAACGCTTCATATACTGGATATCTCAAAGGACACAATCTAGCATATGACGTAACTTATTCTGAAGGAGAAGATCATTATATGTCTTGTTTGAATGTATACAAAAATAGGTATATGTATATTGATCAAAGATACTCGTTTATATCTATTGGCAATTTTTCTGCAGAGGGTGGTTGTAACTTAGACAGGACAAAAGAAGATATGTTGTTGACTACATTAAAGTTGCGTAAAACTTTTGGAAATGCAATTACTATTAAAAAACCTACAAGTGGCAAAGGCAAAATTCGTGAAGGAGAACGTACTTGTAAATTCCCCTTTTGATGAAAACATTAATAGCTGTTCCGTCATATAATAGACCATACGATATAGAAAAAACTACGCTGTGTTGGCTTAAAAAACTTCCAGAAGATATAGAGTGGAAAATTTTTGTGCGTGAAGAACAAGAAATGTATTATGGTCAAGTGACAAAAAACATAGTTCCTATTGTAGCAAGTTCATATAGAGAAACAGTGCAGTGTATAATAGATTACGCTAACAGCAATAATTATGATCTAGTTTACAGAGTTGACGACGATATGTCTTTCAAAACTAAGAAACACAGCAAGAAGATCGACGCACACAAGGCGTTTTTAAGTATATATAAAGACGTTAAAGATGCTTTTGAACAAAACCCCCACTTAGGTGCAGTAAGCGTCTCAAAACCTATGCCATTCCTTTACTGGAAGCACGATGACAAGTTTTCTAAAAACAAAATAATATATGGCAATCACATATTCCGTCCAAAGATCCACACGATGCCAGAAAATGTCGAGTTGTTAGACGATATAGTATTGACTTTGAATTGCGTAAATCAAGGATATGTATGTTGGCGATATATGGGTGGTTATGAAAATGCAGTTGCTCATAAAAATGCAGGTGGACTTCAAAGTTACGACAGGAACGAAATGACTAGAAAAACAATAGTAGAACTTCAGAAATTGTTTCCAGATAATAATGTACAGTTTGGAACTTATAAGGATAGTGATAAAACAGACGTAGACGTCAAAAAACTAAAATTGAAATGGAGAGAATATATTTAGGCAAAGATCAAATAGAAGAAACACTAGAAACAATTAGGTTTCAAAATCACATAGAACGTTACCAGTTAGTCAAAAGATATCTATATGGAACAGTACTTGACGTTGCTTGTGGTGTAGGATATGGAACATACTTAATGTCAAATGTCCCAGATGTAGATCTTGTAATAGGTGCAGATGTAGATGCCGAAACAATTAAATCAGCTAGTAAGAATTTTAACGTACCCAAAACATCTTTTTTAGTAGATAGTTTAGAAAAAATCAATTTGATCAATAAAATAGATTGTGTAGTTAGTTTAGAAACGATTGAACATTTAAAAGATCTAAACGTATATAAGGAATTTATACACAGGCACTATCCAGAGTTGATAGTATTGAGTTATCCAAACAAAAAATCTACGCACTTCAATAAGTATCATTTTCAAGATCTGAATAAGCAAGATATAATAAACCTTTTGCCAGAGTATCATATTGTAAAATCTGAAAAACAACAATACGACGTCACTATTTTAGTAATGGTCAAAAACCCTCCAAAGATGCCTAGTCATATATTTAGTAATTTTGACTAATTGTACAAATTTGTAAAATTGATATATTTTTATTAAGTTTGTATATATAAACACAAAAAACAATTATATGTCTTATCAAATTTTAACACGCAAAAATTATGACTTCTTTGAGTGCAGTAGTGCATTTCAAAAATCAATTCGTCGAGGTGTAGAAGCAGATGCTTTATTCTTCGGCACAGAACTAGCAGGTAGTGGCTATGCTCAATATCTGTGGAAACGTATGCTTATTATTGCTTCAGAAGATATCGGTCTAGCCGACAACAATGTAGCTGTACAAGTACAAGCATTATATCAAAACTGGTTAATCATATCAGCCAAAAATCACGAGGAAGGTATCATTCCAATTGTTCACGCAATTTTACTTATGTCAAGATCCAAGAAATCACGTATTGTCGACAATGCAAAAATGGTTGCTTGTAAATCTTCGTATCGTCCAGATATCCCAGATTATGCACTTGACACAAATACACGTCGTGGCAAAAAAATGGGTAGGTCGTTACAATTTTTTCTTGACGAAGGTAGCAAACTAAACAATGTTTCTGACGTTGACGATCCGTATGCCGACTTCTTTACTCAATACATACAAGATTACGCAAACAAGAAAGTGCCTATCACTGGTTATGATCCAGACAATGTGTATCACAAAAACACAAAAGATATGGGCAAGTACAAGGCAGAAAACTCTAATCTATTCAGTCAGTAATATGGGTGCGTCAAAAAAAATGTTTATGAGATCACGTCAAGTAAAATGCTGTCAAGTATGTTGGCACGAAAACCATAGGGATAATTTCATATGTGAGAATTGTGGTTTTGATTTTGATCTAGAAATTACGCAAAACAAAAACGGACTTCCAGAAATAAATATAAAATGAAAAGCAAAGAAAAATTTTTAGAAAACTTTAAATTGTCTTTAGGTAATATCAGCATCAGTTGTGAAGCGTCTGGCATATCACGTCAGACGTATTACAATTGGTTAAAGCAAGATGCAGATTTTCAACAAACGTGCAAGGATATTGAAGAACGTAATTTAGATCTAGCAGAAATGAAATTGTTAAATGCAATACGTGAAGGAAAGACAGCAGAGTTATTATTCTACTTAAAAACCAAAGGTAAGAAACGAGGTTATGTAGAACGCCAAGAAATAACAGGTGCAGACGGACAGCAATTATTTGAAGTACGAATTATAGATACAGCAGATCAACTTGAAAGTATTACACACGAACAAAGTGTTCCGTCACTTACAGACGGACAGGAATAAGATCATAGTAGAACAAGGTGGGACACGATCTGGAAAGACGTATAACATTTTGTTGTGGATCATATTTGCCTATTGTCAAAAGAACGAAGGTAAAATGATTACAATAGTACGTAAATCATTCCCTGCCGTTAGGGGTACTGTAATGCGTGACTTTTTTCAGATCCTTCGTGATCATAATATGTATACTGAAGATGTACACGCAAAGACCAGTAGTGAATATAAGATCGGCACAAACACTGTTGAGTTCATATCACTTGATCAGCCACAAAAGATCAGAGGTAGGAAGCGTGATCTTCTATTTGTTAATGAAGCAAATGAATTAAATTTCGAGGACTGGCAACAGTTGATCTTCAGAACAGGAGAACAGATCATAGTTGACTACAATCCGTCGGACGAGTTTCACTGGATATATGACAAAGTACTAACAAGAAACGACTGCTCGTTTTATAAAACCACGTACAAAGACAATCCGTTCTTGCCACAGCCAATAGTCGAGGAAATAGAACGTCTAAAAGAAACTGACGAAAACTACTGGCGTATATATGGTTTAGGAGAACGAGGTCAGAGTAGAAGTTTAGTGTTTTCATTTAGTACAGTCCCAAACATACCAGAAACTGCAAAGTTAATTAGCTATGGCTTAGATTTTGGTTTTAGTAATGATCCAACAGCTATGGTAGCAACGTATATGCAAGATCAAAACATATATGTGAATGAATTAATATACCGTACTGGTATGACAAACCAAGATATAGCACACGAGTTTGACAGGTTAAAACTTGATCGACGTGATGAAGTATACGCAGATAGTGCCGAGCCAAAAAGTATCGAGGAAATACATCGAATGGGGTGGAATGTAAAACCTACAAGTAAAGGTGCAATCAATCAAGGGATCGATATGTTACGTAGATACAAACTTCATATAACAGAAAGTAGTAGTAATGTGATTAAGGAGATGCGAAACTACAAGTATATTGAAGATAAAAACGGAGACCTAACCAACAAGCCAATAGATAAATTCAATCACGCCTGTGACGCCCTGCGTTACTCTGTTATCAACAAACTAAGCAGACCGAACTATGGTAAGTACGCTATTCGGTAAATGTTAAATTTTTACAACTTTGTAAAACATATCAAAAAAATAGTTAAGTTTGATATATAAACAAATTAAACAATGACAAAAGATATTTTTGACGTATTCGGTTATCACAAAGATTACTGGGTAAACAGCAAATTTGTCGGATCAATTCGACTAGAAACTCCAGATCGTGAACGTATGGGGTATGGTGGTAGAATTTCACACCAATTAGAAACTTCAGTAAAACTTGACAACGGCAAAACATTACCTGCAGGGGTACAAGTAACACACGAATGTATACCTCTGTGTGGTAAAATGAAAGGCAGTACACTAAAGGAACGCATAGATGTATTGCAAGATTTTTATAATCGTGTTCCATATAAACGCTAAAAACAGAAAAAATGAGTGAATACACGCAAATTAAAGACCTTTGGGAATTTACTAGAGATAATCTAGATGTAGATCCAGATAAAGGCGACATACGTGATCTAATTGATCTTATGTCTGAAGAAAATGATCTGTACTGGGAATGTGACGGACAAGAGTATCGTATTATCCATATGGACGAAATAGACGATATAGCAGAAGAAGAAATAAAAGAAATAGTACAGGACTGCTACCTTAATGGTGTAGATATGGATAAGTTATGGTGGATCGAGATCGACTGGAAGCAAACAGCAGACAACTGCATATCAGCAGACGGCTACGGACATCATTTCTCTAGTTATGACGGCAGTGAAGAAGAATGGGACAACTGGTATTTTTTCAGAATTTAGTTAAAATTAGTTTACAGATTTGTAAAATTAAATTATTATGCCTAAGTTTAGGGTATAAACATTAAAAATAAGATTATGCAATTTGAAAAGTACAAGCAAAATTTAAGATTAGACGGAGACAAAGTATACAGCTACAACACTCACGTAGCTACTATCAAACCCCACGAAGTACATCAGTTAGGGTACTGGTCACAAACGACGCAGAAACATATTAACTACGTAGCCAAAGAATTAAACCGAAAATTGATCAAGTAATGAGAAAAGCACGAACACAGTTAGACGATCTGCGAGACCAACTTAAAGATTGCGAAGGTAATATCAAGTATTGTGAATACAAAGGTATACAAGGTAGCAAGATGCATACGTATCTAATTAACAAGCGACACGAAATAGTTAGCACTATAAACAACATACGATGAAACAAGAAACGCAGTATGAAATAGATCACAGAAAAGTGATGAAGGTTAACGACGGCTTAATGACTAGAGCCACGTGGAATTTACTAGTAAGCATAAGAGACGTTAAACTATGGAAGGCAGGACTTCGCCCACATAGGGGGTGGAAAATATCACACGTAAAACAATACTTCGGACTAAAGGGTAGTACCGACAAAATAATACAAGGTCTGGAAGATCTTAAAGCAGAGTATGAATTTAATAAACAAAACCTAGAGTTATGATCTATACACATAAAATATTGCCAAGTGGTGTACACGTAGTGATACTGAACGATAAATCAGTACACGTTTACACTCCAAACGAGTGGCTTAAAGAACAGCACAAGTATTGGTGGAAAGAAATAGTTAGCAGGTACTTTACGTAAGGTAGAAACTTGACAAAGTTGACACGTATAAAAAAAGAAACAATGAATGAAGCATTTATTTTAAAAACAATATCGTTACACACATCAGCAGACGTAGTGCATATAGAAAGCATAGGTTATGATCAAGACGAGAAGATGATCATTGAGTGGGACGCACGTAGTTTGCTAGAGGACATACCTTCGTTATATCGAATGGCACAACAGGCGATAAAACAAGGCGAGGAATACGAACTGAAGAAGTACGTAGATTTCAAAAGACAATTAGCAGACGACTGGAAAGGAAAACGAGGAAGGAAGAAATGATAAGTAGTTTGTTATAAAGGTTGTACGCCAACAGTGAGTCACAGTTTAGTACAGCCATAAAGGGGGTAGCAGAAATGTTACCCTTTTTTTTTGATCTAAATAATTGTCGTAAATATTTTGTTATATGTATATACAAGTGATTTAAGATGCGAATAGAAATTAATATACCTAGTACCCTATCGGAAATAACTTTACAGCAATACAAACGTTATTTAAAGATTATCGAAAATAATGCAGAAGGAGAGAACGCTGAAAGGTTTATCCAATTAAAGATGTTAGAGATTTTTTGTAACATACCATACAGCACAGGTATGCAATTACGTATCAAGGATATTAATAAAGCCACTGATCACATAGCTAGTTTGTTAAATGCGAAACAAGATCTTGTACAGGAATTTGTTATAGGAGACACAACGTTTGGCTTTATACCAAAGTTAGACGATATGACTTTCGGAGAGTATATAGATCTTGACAATTCGTTAAGTGACTGGAATAATATGCATAAGGCAATGGCTGTATTGTATCGTCCCATTACAAAGCGAATAGGGAAGTTTTACAACGTCGAAGCATATAGGGGAGACAATTATCACGAAGCAATGGAGTTGACGCCCTTAAACGCTGTTTTTTCTTCAATAGTTTTTTTTTATCGTTTAGGGAACGACTTGTCACAACTTATGACGAATTATTTACAGGAGGATCAGCAGATGTCACAGGAATTACAGCAGGGTTTGCAAAAAAGTGGGGTTGGTATCAATCAGTTTATGCACTCGCTAAAGGAGATATTGGAAGATTTGAAGATATCACAAGTATGAGTATGCACACCTGTCTTTTAGCACTATGCTTTGAAAAAGAAAAGTCAGAAGTAGAGAGTAGAAACATAAAATCAAAATTCAAGAAATGACAAACGGAAGTAGAGCATTTTATACGGCAACAGATAAAATAAAAACGTACCTGCAAGGAGTGGACTCTGTAAACACTGTTACGTATGGAGACATAAGGGAAGTAGATCTAACTAAGCAAACAATTTTTCCGTTAGCACACGTTATGGTAGATAATGTACAGCTACAATCTGGAACAATGACTTTCACGATCACAGTACTAGCTATGGATATAGTACACGTAAATAAAGATCCAAACATAAAAGATCTAAGAGTACCAGTTGGTAGTATTATAGAAGATCTAGACGGAGTGAACAATACGTATATGGGTATTGATAATGAACAGGACGTATTAAACACGATGTTAGGGGTAGTCAATATGCTAAATCAATCTTTGATGCGTAATAGTTTAAGAGACGATCTTTTTGAGTTAACAGGTCAAGGCACTTGTGAGCCGTTTACTGATAGATTTGAAAACAAGTTAGCAGGTTGGGCATATACGTTCTCTGCATTTGTAAAAAACGATATTAACATTTGTCAAAATATATAATGGATCTATTAAACACTGAAGAAGCACTACGTCAATACGTAAATATCATTATACAAGAAGCCAAAGGTAATTTAGCCAAGCAAGGCAAAAATGCTTCTGGTAGTTTGAGTGATAGCATCAAGCCACTGCCAGTTGAATACAAAGAAGGTGGACTGGAAGCAGGTATAACAATGAATAGCTATGGGGAGTTTATAGACAAAGGAGTAAGTGGGATCAAGAAGAAATATAATACGCCATACTCGTATAAAAAAAAGATGCCACCCCCAAGATCACTTGACAAATGGGTTGTGCGTAGAAACATAGCACCACGTGATGACAAAGGAAGATTTTTACCACGTAAGTCAGTTTTGTTTTTAATAGCTAGAGGTATATTCCGTAATGGTCTGAAACCCAGTTTGTTCCTTACAAAACCATTCGCAAAAATGAGAAAGGAGTTACCAGTAAAATTAATCACAGCATTTAGAGAAGATGCTAAAGTAGAACTTAAAACAGTATTTGATCAATGAGTAGTACAATAATAAATTCGAGAAGTCCGTATTTTATAAAATATGACAATACTAATAGTGCAGGTAATGCAGCAGGGGATCTGTACAGCGTTGAACTAGACATATATATATACGACGGAGAAAAAGGTATTGATCGTCCTGCCCTTCCACAATACACTATAAACAAAATAGCGTTAACAGATACGTTATTCATTACAATAGAAGTAAGCGAATTAATACGTGACTACTTAGAAACAGAATATTATAATCAAGCCGTTGATGCTGTTTGGGTTGAAATCTTAGGTAATACGTTTGACAATACAGGGGATCAAAAGAAAGCATATAATGATATATATCTCGGACTTGACGGTTGGGGATATTTTGAGGAAGGTATCAATCCTAGAAATACAGTTGATCCCACACAGCCAAGTTTCACGCCTATGGTATTACAAGATAATATAACAGTATACTTTGTAAAAGGTAGAGACGTAAGAATACCTTTATTCAGTGAAACCGAGCCAAGTATAACAACTGGCGTAACAAGTGAGTTATGGAATTTAGCAGACAATTTCTGGGAAGTAGAGGACGCTTTTTGGAATGGATCGAACACGACGCAAAACATTGTAGATAGTGACTTCAGTTCTGACAAAATTCAGTATCTAAATTTAACAACAAACAATGCAGTCACAGGCGATAAAATAGATATCGAGAGTACAATAGGTACACTTCAGAAAGTAACAATCACACTGGTAGAAATCTGTGAGCCACGTTTTGATCAGTACAGATCTATATTTTACAATAAGTATGGTGCGTTACAAACATTCTGGGTTAACAAGAAATCAGTACAAAGTACTAAAGTTAAGAGTGAGGAATTTCATACTAACTTAGTAAACTTAGATACGGTCTCATATAACACTACAAGGCACAATAAAAGGCGTTTCCAAGTAGATGCAAATAAATCGATATCAACAAACACTGCGTTACTAGATGACAGCCAGAACGAGCCACTAGAACAAATGTTAGCAGCAGAACAAATTTGGCTAGAGAAATCACAAAATGCGAATGACGTATATCCAGTCATCATACGTACAACAAATCTAACGCATAAAACTGGTGTTAATGATAAAATGATCCAGTACTCAATAGATTTTGACTTTGCAAACAATATGATAAACGACGTTAGGTAATGAGGGAGTTGCAATTATACATAGGTAATCAAAGGATCGAACTTTTTAAGGACGAAGCAATAACAATTACGCAATCGATCCAAAACATCAAGGATATTGAAAAAATCTTTACGACGTTTTCGAAAACTTTTAGTATACCTGCAAGTGAACAAAACAATAAGATCTTCAAGCACTTTTACAGGTACGACATTAGTAACGGCTTCGACGCAAGATTGAAAGTAGATGCTAGTTTGGATATTAATAACCTACCATTTAAAAAAGGTAAGATAAAACTTGAAGGTGTAGATATAAAGAACAGAAAGCCATACTCATATCGTATAACGTTTTTCGGTAATGCTGTTGAACTTAAAGACCTGTTAGGCGATGACAAATTAAACAATCTTGATCTGTCAGCATACAACAGAACGTATAGTTCGTCGAGTGTGAAATCGGCTTTACAAAATAGTATAACTTCTACTACACACGTTGTAGCACCATTAATAACACATACGCAACGCTTATATTATGATAGTGGGGATACGGATAGCGATACAGGTAACTTATATTTTACTAGTGGTGGTGCTAGAGGTGTGAGGTGGGATAATCTAAAATACGCATTAAGGATCAACAAGATAATTGAAGCAATAGAGGACAGGTATTCAACTCCGTCATTTGAAACCAATTTGTCGTTTAGTACAGATCTTTTTAAGAATACAACCAAACCATTTTTTAATAATTTGTTTATGTGGCTTCACAGAAAAAGTGGAGACGTAGAAAACTTGTCTGGAAATACAACAGTGGTAACGCAAATTCAAAACTGGGGTCAGTGGACTAATTCAGCAAGTACTGGTAGTCCTTCAAATTATGGTTACTTTACGACAGGTATAGGTTTCTTTTTCGGTACAAGTCCTGCAGGTATATTTGGTGGACGTACCGAGCAATTAGTTATAAACTTGCCTTCAACAGAAACAGACGATTATCGTATTAGGTTGATCAATGTAACGAGTGGTAGTATAGTGGCTTTTGATAGTGGTGTTGTAAACGGATCACAAACTTTTAATATAAATTATTTACTAGGTCAAAATCAATTCATCATAGCAGAAATAGAAGCCAATGCACCGATCAGTGTAAACTACATAAGGATAGTAGCAACGTATACACAATCGTTTCCACTTACATTCTGGATATTCACTATTGAGACGACGGCAGGTTTTACAACAGGATCACAATTTCAATTTAACGCAGCACAGCAAATACCAGATATCAAAACAATAGAGTTTTTAACTGGTCTGTTTAAAATGTTTAATTTAACGGCATACGTTGACGAAACATACCCACAAATAGACGATCTAGGAAACCCTACAAGTAACACAAGAATTGTAGTACAGCCACTAGACGAATACTACGCAACATACAAATCGTACGACATAACAGAATTTGTAGACGTAAATAAACAAGTAGTGAATGTAGCACTACCTTATAGACGTATATCGTTTAAATACAAAGACACCAAAACGTTCTTAGCAAACAGGTATAAACAATTAGCAAATATTGACTGGGGAGAAACAAGTTACACTACTGGAGAAACAAACCTAGCAGGGGGACTTTATAAAATAGAATTGCCGTTTTCACATATGCAGTTCGAGAGATTAAACGACGCTAACAATGGTAATCTAAAAGATATTATGTACGGCTATTCAGTGAACGAAAGTCAAAACCCATACAAGGGCGATCCGTTATTATTTTATCCTATAAGACAAAATACTGGTGGCATATCGTTTGTAGAAGATTTTACAGCTAGTGGTGATTTTGGCAATACGTCTATTGTCACAAATGCAATTCTGCCTAGTAATTCCGTATCGTTAAATCCTGCTGTTAATCAAAGAAATATACACTTTCAGTTAGAAGTAAACGAATGGACTAGGAACACTCTGTTTGATAGAACATTATTTAGCGAGTTTTACTCAGAGTATATACAAAGTGTTTTCAATCCAGTAAGACGACTTGTCAAGTTAACAGCGTATTTGCCATTAAACATATTCACAAAGATCCAGTTAAATGATCGTATAATATATGCAGGGAATGAGTACAGGATCAATACGATGACTACAAACATAATGACAGGTAAAACAGATTTTGAGTTAATTAATTTTCAACAGCCAGTTGCATAATGTTACAGAATATATTGGACTTACTGGGAATAGAATTTAATACAAGCACATCTAACGTAGATATAGCTAAAGGCAAATACAAACTACCAGAAACAAACAAAGAGTTATTAAACGCACTTAAAACAATTAAAAAAGAATGGAAAAGTTTACGTTCGAAATAGAAGCCAAACTAGACAAAGCCACTAAGGGTGTGGAAGATCTTACGTCTAGTGTTGAAGATTTAAAGAAAGCACAAGAGGAACAGGTAAAAGGTTTGGAACAGCAAGTAAAGGACTTGCAAAAAACAAACAGTAAAACTACTAAGGCAGTAAAGGGACTAGCTAAAGGTTTTAAGGGTGTTGGTCTTGCTATGAAGGCAGCAGGTATTGGTATAGTATTAGCACTTGTAAACAAACTAGGAGAAGCATTGATGAAAAATCAAGCAGTAGCCAATATAGTAGAAACTGCATTTACGGCAATAGGTATGGTTTTCAAACAAGTCAGTGATCGATTAATAGAAACGTTTAATGCTGTTAGTGAAGCGACAGGTGGTTTTGATGCTTTGAAAAAAGTACTAGGTGGTGCATTAACAATAGCAATCAATGTGATAGTTGGTGCAATTCAAGGAATGGTATTAGGTGTGCAAAAAGCACAGTTGGCTTGGGAGAATAGTTTTCTGGGTGGCAAAGATCCAGATAAAATTAAAAAGTTACAGCAAGACATTCAAGAGACGCAAGACAAACTAGCAGAGACAGGTCAACGTATAAAAGATGCAGGAGAGCAAATTGCTGATAATTTTGTAGAAGCAGTAACGGAAGTTGGAGAACTTGCAGTAGCAGTTGCTGAAACCACAGCAGACGCTATAAACGAAATCGATATGGAAGCAGTTGTGTCCAGTGCGAAACGTGTAGTAGAAAACAAAAAGAACTATGCACTTATGGAAGCACAGTCAAGACGTTTAATTGAACAATTTGATCTAGAAGCAGAACAGCAAAGACAGATACGTGATGACGTTAGTTTGAGTATAGCAGATCGAATTAAGGCAAATGAAGAATTAGGCAAAGTACTGCAAAGACAATCCGATGAAGAAAAGGCAGCGATCAATACACGTATAGCAGCGTTACAGGAACAGGTAAGATTAGAAGGGGAAAGCCAAGAACTTACAACGCAGTTATATGACTTGAATACAGAGTTACTTGCCATAGATGCAAAAGTAGCAGGTTTTAAATCTGAACAGCTAACAAACGAAGTTGGACTTAAACAGGAACTTGTCGATATGGATAAGTCGAGAGTTGAGAGTACCAACGCCTTAGCAATAGCAGAAGCCAATTTCTTCGCAGATAATCAAAACAACGAACTAGATAAAGTACGAGCAAAACGTGAAGCGTTTGAACTGGAAAAAGAAATAGAGTTAGAACGATTGCAGTTTAATATAGATAACACGCAAGAAGGTACACAGGCACGTGCAGATGCTGAAGCAGAACTATTGGCAAAGCAACAAGAATTTGCTCACACTAAAATGACTTTGGATAAGTTAGAAGCAGACACTAAAAAGGCACTTGTTCAACAAGGACTAGATGCTGTTATAAACGCAGCAGGTGCAGAAAGTGGTATTGGTAAAGCATTGTTTGTAGCCAAACAGGCACTAGCATTGAAGGAACTAATTATGAATGCTAAATCTACTTTAGGTAAGGCATCAATGAACGCAGCAGAGAGTGGAACAGATCTTGCCAAAGGTGCAGGTAAGGCAGCGTCATCAGCACCCCCACCATTTAACTTAATACCGATAGCGATATTTGCAGCACAGGCAATAGGTATAGTTGCTAGTATTAAAAAGGCAATGACGAAAACGAAGTCAGCCGTTACAGCAGCAGGTGCAGGTGCAGGTGCAGGATCTGGAGGTGGAGGTGGAGTGTCAGCACCAACGGCAACAGGGGGTGGTGGATCAATCCCACCGGCATTTAATGTTATAGGGGGTGGTGGTACAAACCAGTTAGCAGAAGCCATAGGTGGTCAGTCACAGCAACCAATAAGATCCTATGTAGTATCTGGAGACGTTACATCAGCACAAAGTTTAGATAGAAACATAATAGAAGAAGCGTCAATTTAGACCAGTTGTAAAAAATTAAATGTTATATAGTTATGAAGATAATAGAGTTAGTACTTTCGGACGAGGAATTTGATAGTGGTGTCGAAGCGATCAGTATTGTAGAACAACCTGCGATAGAAGAAGATTTTGTAGCACTAAAAACCCAAGAATATAAATTTGCAGAAGCAGACAAAGACAAAAAAATATTAGTAGGTCCATTGTTAATTCCAAATAAACCTATTTTTAGGCAGGAAGGCGACGATGAGGGATACTATATATACTTCAGTAGAAACACTGTCTTAAAAGCGTCTCAAATGTTCTTAAAGAATGGTAATCAATCTAAGTCAACACTAGAACACGAGCAAAAGTTGAAAGGATTGACATTAGTTGAGAGTTGGATAGTCGAAGATCCAGAAATGGATAAAACAAAATTATACGGAATGTCACTACCTAAAGGAACTTGGGCAGGAACAGTTAAAGTAGACAATGACGAGGTCTGGAATGAATACGTAAAAACTGGTAAAGTCAAAGGTTTTAGTATAGAGGGTTACTTCGCAGACAAAGCCGAGAGACCAAAAGAACTTTTGCCAGAACAATTGTCAGCCGAAGATAAAGCAGACGCTATTTTAGATCACTTGCACGAAATGATATTGACGTTTCAAGAAACAGGCAACGTTGAACTAGAAAGTTATAGCGATTATCCTTCTGGGGTAAAAAACAATGCAAAACGTGCGTTAGAATGGGCAGAAGAAAATGGTTGGGGATCTTGTGGAACAGGTGTAGGTAAACAACGTGCTAATCAATTAGCTAAAGGAAAACCTATTAGTGTATCTACAATTAAACGTATGGCGTCATATTTAACACGTCATCGTAAAGATCTTGACAGCAGTACAGCATATGGAGACGGCTGTGGAAAACTTATGTACGATAGTTGGGGTGGCAAAGCAGGACTGCGTTGGTCACAAAGTAAACTTAAAGAACTGAATTTAGCTAGTATAATTATTGACGGACGTAATGCTTTCGATACTAAGGAAGAAGCAGAAGCAGTTGCTAAGGAAATGGGTTGTGAAGGATATCACACTCACGTAGTTGACGATACAACGTGGTATATGCCTTGTGAGAGCCACGATCTTAAAGCACCCTGTTGGAAAGGTTATGAGCAAATAGGTTTTAAAAATAAGAATGGTAAGAAAGTACCTAACTGCGTACCAATAAAACGTAAGTAATGAGGAATAAATTAGAATGGAGAACACCAAGTAACACTTCGCCAGTAAGACACAATCGTGCCTGTCTATGTGAAGATGAAGATACTTATAGAATTGATTGTTGTGAAGGTTACATACAAAATCAAGGTATTGGTAACATAAACAGAAATTCTTAAACGCCCAGTAGTAATATTTTAAATGTTATAATTATATGAAAGCAACCGATATTTTAAAACGTTTCGAAGCATTTTTAAAGAGGTATGAGTTTGCTCAACTGAAATTAGATAATGGAACAATACTAGAAGCAGAAGAATTTGTTGAAGGTAATTCCATTTTTATAGTTACGGAAGATGAACGAGTACCACTGCCTATCGGAGATTATGAATTGGAAAGTGGATCAAAACTGATCATAGCTGAAGAAGGAATAATCGGCAGTATTGGAAATGAAAGTGCAGAGGAAGAAATCACTGAAGAAATGAGTAAAGAAAACTTAGAAGAAATCAAAGAGGAAGAAAAAGTAGAAGAAACTACTGCGTCCTACGTATCACGTGAAGAACTTGAAGAAGCCGTATCTGAAGTAAAAGATATGATAGAAGAAGTTAAAGCAAAACTGGAAGAAGCAAAAGAAAAAGAAGAAGAAAAACCAGTTGAAGCAGAAGAAGAAAAAAAGGAAGAAAAAGAAGAACTGTCAGCAGCTATGAGTGAGCCGTCTGTTCAACCTTTAAAACACAATCCAGAAGCAAATAAATCTGTTGGTCTAAAAAAGATCGGACAAAACAGAAATTCACTTTCGCCTATGGATAGAATTTTAGAACGAATTAGTAACATAAATTAAATAGTTAAAAAATGGCACAACCACAACCAACAATTACAACCACTTATGCAGGAGAATTTGCAGGAGAATATATCTCGGCAGCACTCTTGTCTGGTAACACTTTGGCAAACGGATTGATAACTGTCAAGCCAAACGTGAAGTACAAATCAGTACTTAAAACATTCGCTACCGATACATCAAGTATTGTAGATGCAAGTTGCGACTTTCAAGATACAGCAGACATTTCTCTGAATGAAAAAATCTTGTCGCCAACTGAATTTCAGCAAAATATGATCCTATGTAAAGATCAATTCCAAAGTGACTGGGAAGCAGTACAAATGGGATATTCTGCATTTGATAATTTGCCACCGAAGTTTAGCGATTTCTTAATTGCTCACGCTTCACAGCAAGTAGCACAATTTGTAGAGAACAATATCTGGTCTGGAACTGGTTTAACAAACACGTTCGAAGGTCTAGTATCATTGATTGACAATGACGCTTCAGTACCTGCAGGACAAAAAATCACAGCAGCAGCAGTAGATGCAGCCAACGTAATCGGAGAATTAGGAAAAGTAGTTGATGCAATTCCAAGTCCAGTATACGGACGAGACGATCTATTCATCTATGTATCACAAAACGTAGCTAGAGCATACGTAAGAGCATTAGGTGGCTTTGCAGCAGGTGTAGGATCAAATGGTACAGATGCTAAAGGTACTCAATGGTACAATGGTGGTGCGTTATCATTCGACGGAGTAAAAATTGCTGTCGGTAACGGACTAGCAGATAATACAATCGTAGCAGCGCAAAAATCGAACTTGTATTTTGGTACTGGTCTATTATCGGATCATAATGAAGTACGTGTGATCGATATGAGCCAGATTGACGGAAGTCAACAGGTTAGGGTGGTTATGAGATTTACAGCAGGTGTGCAGACGGGAATTGGGTCTGATATCGTATTGTACTCATAATTAGAATTAGTTAGTAACCGAAAAGGGTAGGTTGGTAATTCCTGCCTACCTTTTTTTTTAAAAAATAAAAATATGGCTTGTAATATTACAACTGGAAGAACAGAACCTTGCAAGGATAGTGTAGGTGGACTTACTAAAGTTTACTTCGTGAACTTCGAGGACTTTGATCCTAGTGATGTCGATTTCGTCAGCAATAGTGATAGTATAGATACAATCACACCTGCGAGTACGTCAATAACGGCATTTCAGTACGATTTAAAAGGCACTTCTTCTTTTGAACAAACAATAACATCGAGTAGAGAAAACGGCACTACCTTTTACGATCAAGCGTTAAACCTAACGTTCAAAAAACTGGACGCAGAGACGCACGACGAAATTGCACTATTAGTAGCAGCCAGACCACACGTATTCATTGAGGACAATAATGGTAACATTTTTGCAGCAGGACTAGAATATGGAATGGACGTGAATGGTGGGACAATTGTAACAGGTGCAGCTATGGGAGACTTGTCTGGTTATACTTTGACACTTCAAGGTATGGAGAAAAAACCTGCTAATTTCTTGTCACAAGATCTAACATCTACTGGTATCACAGTTAGTGCGACGCAAATTGACGCATAAATAATTGATTAATATGATGAAAGGGGACGTATATCGTCCCTTTTTTTTTGTCTTTGAGCCACTTGTCATAATTTATTTGTTATATAAGTATGGAAATAGTTAGCACAACAGGCGATAGTAGAATATCAATCGTTCCTAGAAGTTTTGAACAGATCATTTGTGTAGTATATCGTAACATATCTACTGATCAAGTTTTTGTAACTGATAATTTCGCACCCACTCTAGTTGATGACAATATAATAGCGTTTGATTTTTTAGAAACCGAGAAACAAGATATTAATTTAACGGAAGGAGAGTTTGCTAGTTTTGAGATTTATGGTGCTGAAACAGATCTTCAAAAAGGTATTTTGTTATATAGAGGTCGAATATTTTGTACTGATCAAGATATTATACAAGAAAAAGACCAAACATATGACGTAAATCAAGGCGAATACAAGGAAAATGAGAGTGATAACGAGTTCATTATATACTAAATTATGAGTGAAATTAAAATTGTACAATTAAATTCTTACACTTCGCCTATCATAAAGGTCGATAAAAGGGATAATTACGTTACATACGGAAACAAAAACGACTACTTTCAGTACTTAATAGACAGGTATACAGGTAGTCCAACTAACAATGCTGTGATCAATGGAGTATCACAAATGGTATTCGGTAAAGGACTTGATGCAACGGATAGTAATAAAAAACCGAATGAGTACGCACAAATGGTAACATTATTCCATAAAGATTGTGTACGTAAATTAGCATACGATCTTAAACTTATGGGACAGTGTGCAATTCAGATCATATATAGCAAAGACAGAAAACGTGTAGCACAAATAGAACATATGCCAGTAGAAACTTTGGCTATGGAGAAGTGTAATGATAAGGGAGAAATAGAAGGTTTTTATTATGCACCAGACTGGTCAAAAGTAAAGCCGAATGATCAGTTACAACGTATACCTGCATTTGGGACAAGTAAAGAAAACATCGAAATACTTTACGTAAGACCTTATGTAGCAGGGCATTACTATTATAGTCCAGTCGATTATCAAGGTGGTTTACAATACGCAGAACTGGAAGAAGAAATAAGTAACTATCATTTGAACAATATAATGAATGGTTTAGCACCTAGTATGCTAGTCAATTTCAACAATGGTGTTCCAAATGAAGAAGAACGTGCAAACATCGAGCAACGTATTATCCAGAAATTTAGTGGAACAAGTAACGCAGGTAAGTTTATCTTATCGTTTAATGAAAATGCAGAAACGGCAGCCGATATACAGCCAGTTCAATTAAGTGACGCACATAATCAATACCAGTTCCTTAGCGACGAAAGTATGAAAAAGATTATGGTAGCACACAGGGTTGTTAGTCCGATGCTTTTAGGTATCAAAGATCAAAGTGGTCTAGGTAACAATGCAGACGAATTAAAAACAGCCAGTACGTTAATGGATAATTTAGTTATACGTCCACTGCAAAATCTATTGATCGATGCGTTCGATAAAATACTTGCATATAATCAAATTAGTTTGCACCTATATTTTAAAACTTTACAGCCACTGGAATTTGTAGATCTTGAAAATGTAATTGATGAAGAAACTAGGGAAGAAGAAACAGGACAAAAAATAGAAGAAGAAGTTAGTACTGTTCTAGCTAAACTATCAGCAGAAGAAAAAGGTCAGATCGAATTGCACGACGACGAGTATCTAGGGATATTGTCAGAGTTGCACCCAGACGTTATAACAGATGAATGGGAAATGGTTGCCAAACGTGAATACAGCGTTTCTAACGACAGCGACGAGGAATGGGCATCTAAACATATCACTCCTAAACAAACTACGCTACAAAAGTTTGCAAATGTGATTACATCAAAACCAAGTGGGTTTAGTTATCTGGATAAATCTTTTTATAAAATACGTTACAGGTATGCAGAAAAATATAATAGTTCAAATACAAGAAAATTCTGTAAAGCAATGATGCGTAGGGATAAAGTTTATCGACTTGAAGATATTGATCAAGCCAGTATAGCAGGAGTTAATCGTCGATTTGGTCACAAGCAGAAACCATACGATTTGTTTAAATTTAAAGGTGGTGTAAATTGTGGTCACTACTGGGAACAAGTATTGTATAGATTAAAAACTAAAACCGACGGATCACGCTATGAAGATAATGGAAACTTAAATCAGTTTGAAGAAACAGGTAGTATACCAAAAACGTATGAAGCGAAACCAAGAGGTACAGCACGATCACAGCAAGTAGAACGAGACAGAGCAGATAGAGGACGTTATCCAAGTAAAAGTTAAAATATGGCAACAGCATTATTGATTAGCAGAACAGATCTAGTGAAGAATACGATAGTTGACGGCAACGTTGATACTAATAAATTTATTCAGTTTATCCGTATTGCACAGGAAATACATATCCAGAACTATTTAGGTACGTCACTACTGGAAGCAATACAAGGTAAGATCATAGCAGGTACATTAAATGATCCTGCAAATGTAGATTACAAAGATCTAGTAAATGACTACGTAAAAGATATGTTAATACATTACGCTATGGTCGACTACATTCCGTTTGCAGCATATCAAATACAAAACAAAGGTGTGTTTAAACATACTAGCGAGAATGCAGAAATACCAGAAAAGGCAGAGTTGGATTTTTTAATTGACAAGCATAGAAACTTTGCACAATTTTTCACTCGTAGATTTTTAGATTACATACAAAATAATATGTCTAAATTCCCAGAGTACAATAGTAACAATCAAGAGGATATGTACCCAGACACAACGGCAGATTTTACAGGGTGGGTATTATGAAACGAAAAAGTAAACCAAAAAAAAAGAATGTTGAATTATTACAACAGTTTTTAAATAAAATTAAAGTGAAACCATATGAGTACACTCACAGGATCAAAGATTAAGGACACTTATGACGGACTATTAAAAACACAAAATAGCCAAACACTTCCAACAAATGGTAAGGTTATTATTGAGGACGGAGTTGGTGTTGATAGTGCTTTAAAACTAGGAAGGGTTAATAATGGTATTGAAGTATCTGGTGGAATTACTGGTGCGTTAAAAGGATCAGTGACTACAAGCAGCATAACTGCAAGTAATACAGATATAGACGTAGATGCTAACTTAGTAAATTTTGATAGTGCTGTTGAAATACAAAATGACCTAACTTGTCAATCAAATTGTAATGTACAAGGAACACTAGAAGCAGGTGCAATAAAATTAGGTACTGATCAAATTAATGATTTTATAACAGAAAGCGAAGGTATAGGTGCAAATGACAATGACGTATCAGTGCCAACGTCAGCAGCAGTTAAAGATTATGTAGACAATTTTACTCCTTCTAACATTAAGAACGTTACAATGTATGGTATGGTCAATAATCTTGCTAGTCAAGGATCTGGTGGATATGATTATATGGAATGGACTTCTAACGCCACTCCAGAATTTCAAGTTCCTGCCATAACAATGGTGCAAGATCTAAGATTAGTAAAAGTTGCATTTGTCTGGCTAGGAGAAGTAGCATTGAGTATACAAACTTTAGAAAAAGTTGCCTTCACACTACGTAAATTAACAGCAGGTACGTCATCTAAAATTGCTAATTATACAACGTTGGGATCATTGTTTGACATAGATTATGCTGATAATGGGACGTTTCCAAATGGGTTGATCACTTTAGGGACACCGATAAGCGTCAGTGCAGGAGACATAATTGCTTGTATAGGGCAGGAAACAGGTACAGTCACTCCTAACAATGGAGAATTGGCTATAACATTTTTATTTGAAGAAGTTTAAAATGGATCACGCAACGTTAAAATTATATGGAATTAATATGAGCAGTTTAGCTATAAGTTTCACTGAAATAGATATGGCTTTAAAATTATTGTTGTTAGTTGTAACAATAGGGTACACTATTAACAAGTGGTATTTAATGAATAAAAAAAAGGATAAATAATGGCTTGGGGACAAATATATTGTTCATCTTACTGGGGTGACGAAAAAAACAAAGATACAGTTCCACAATTTGATACGTTGAATTGTACTGGTGGATCTTCATTTAATAAATTCGCTACAAACTTTGACGGACAAACACCAGGCGAAAGTATATCTTTAAAAAGTACAAATGGAATAGAAATAAACGAACAATCTGGAATGACTATTATGGCGTGGGTTAAAATTGATCCTACGTTAGAAACAGGTTTGTATAACCAGAAATGTATAGTAGATTATTCTAGTGATATATTTAACACTGCAAACGGAAAAGGTTATTCTATATTTTTAAGAAAAACAGCAGCCACGTTTACAATGAATTTCTTTTACAAACGTGTAGGTCTAAGCAGAACACAATGTGACGTTATTATTGACTTAAATTCTGCATCGAATAATTTTGACTTTAGTAAACCTATGCTTATTGTATGTAATATGTCTTTTAATATAGAGCCAAACGGAAGCACAGTAACAATCCAGAATATGAGAATATGGCAAGACGGCGCAGGATTGAATGGTGTAGGTTATGTAGACGGCAGTACAAATACTCAATCTATTAAAGGCACAGTGTTTCCTACAACGCAAAGTCTATGTTTCGGTAACACAAACGATCAAGGAACAGTGAGTAGTGAGTTTATAGGACAAATTGATGAAGTCGCTATTTATGAGCATAATATCGACACGAACTATATTCAGTTTAGTAATGATTATTTTGACGGAAGGAATGATGACGCAAAACTAAATTTAGCTAATCTAAACTTTTATAGTGATATAGTAGGTTGGTATAGATTTGGAGATTTACATACAGTTACTCCAAGTGGAACGCTAGAGTTTCCAAACGCCAGTAATGGTATAGCCAGTGATGCTGAAGGCGATGTTAGTATTACAAGTTCAGATATTGTTAACGGAATAATAAATTAGATTATGATAAAATTTTTAAGAGCAACAGCAGATTTTTTACAGAACATCAAATGTGATCTACATTTTAAGTGGAACGCAATACTAGATAATTTAAAAACAGAGTGCCAGTGCGAAAGATCAATAAAATAATTATACATTGTACAGCAACGCAAGAAGGTCGAGATATACCACTGGAAGAAATACGTCGTTGGCATTTGAACAGAGGTTGGAGAGACATTGGATATCATTTCTTAATTCAGCGAAATGGAGAAGTAGAAGAAGGTAGACCAATAGAACAAACAGGTGCGCACACAAAAGGAGAAAATTTTGACAGCATAGGTATAGCATATGTTGGTGGTGTAGAAAGTAAAAAACAAAATGGCAAATGGATAGCCAAAGATACACGTACTCTAGAACAGAAGGAAGCACTTGATGATCTGTTATGTCGACTAAAAGGTTTGTACTCTAGTGCAGTGATCTATGGTCATAATAACTTCAGTACAAAAAGTTGTCCCTGTTTTGATGCGAAAACAGAATACGAATGGATAAGTAACCAGTTTTAAATGAAAAAAATACTTAATTTTCTTACAGGAAACGTAATAGGTAAAATAGGCGAAGTAATCGATGAATTATTTACGTCTGATGAAGAACGTATAAATGCAAAGAACAAAATCTTTGAAGTGATCCGTCAAAAAGAATTGGAACTCCAGAAAATGCAAACGGATATAATAATTGCAGAAGCGAAAGGTAATTGGCTACAAAGATCTTGGAGACCGATCCTTATGTTAGCGTTTGGCTTTATTGTGATCTACGTTAAATTTC